GGCGGAAAGTCCGACGGCCAAGGTCGAGGAGGGTGAATTCTTCCAGCTTCGTGACCAGCTTGCCTGGGCGGTTCGTGAGTGGCTCCGGACCGAAACTGATGCGATGCTGCCCCCGGATGATGGGCTCATGGCTGAGCTCTCGGCCACGACCTACGATTTCAACCTTAAGAATCAGATCCGGGTGAGCACGAAGAAGGAGCTCAAGAAATTGCTCGGGCGTTCGCCGGACAAGAAAGACTCGCTCGAGCTGACGTTCGCACCCACCTCCATTCCAGCCGCGATTTCGACAGGCGATGGGAATGGTAAGCGACTTGAAGCATCCGGACATGAACGGAGAGGAGCGGGACGACTATGGCCGCATTGATTGACAGGGCCAAGCGGGCACTTCAAGCCTTCCGTGAAATCTCACCCGTCATCTCCGACGTGGATTCCGACGATTATCTCTATCGCCCATTGTCACAACGATCCGAGAAGGATCTTCAGCCGTGGGTTCAAGAAAAAACTCTCCGAATGGTTTACTATCTCTGGCAACAGAATCCCATGGCCAGGGGAATCATCGAGTTGAAAAAGGATTACGTGGTTGGGGATGGGCTGACCTTTGAGGCCAATGATGAGGACGTACAGGCCGCCCTTGACCGCTTCTGGACTGATCCTATCAATGCCTGGCCGATCAAGATCCATCGGAAGGTCCGGGAGCTTCTGCTTTACGGCGAGCAGATCTGGCCTGCATTCGTTCAGTCCTATTCCGGCCGCATTCGGCTGGGCTATGTCGATCCGATCAACGTGAAGGAGGTCGTGGTCGATCCCCTCAACTGCGAGGTCCCAATCGGCATCATCGTTAAGGCCGGTCCAGGTGTGGATGAGATTCGCCTCCGTTCTGTCCTGGTCAACTTCGATGAGGAGGACTTATCGGGTCCTGCCCGTATGGAACGGGCCAAGATGACAGGCGGCCAAGCCTTCTATTTCGGGATTAACAAGTTGAGCAATGCGACGCGCGGTCTCTCTGATATTATGCCTGTGGTCGACGTTTTGGACCTTTATGATTCGCTCCAATTTAACCGGGGTGAGAAGCTCAAGATCGTGGGGAATTATTATATCAAGTGCTTGGTCAAGGGCGCTGATGAAACGAAGCTGAAGGCATTCCGGAACAGTGATGCGGGGAAGCTTCCGAAGCCAGGCGAAATTATCTTCCACAATGAGGAAGTGGAATGGGACGTAGTCGCTCCGGATCTCAAGGCTCATGATTTCGATCTCGACATGAAGCGACTGAAGAACTACATCCTCGCCGGTGTGAGATTGCCCGAGCACTATTTCGGCGAGGGCGGAGATGTGAACTATGCGACCTCGAAATCGATGAGCGAGCCCGTTTACAAAGCGATGCGGTCATTGCAGGACGAGGTCGAATCGATCATGGGGGTTGTCTTCCAGTTTACGCTTCAGGCCGCCGTTGAGGCGGGGGCAATTCCTCAGAATGCCGACCTTGCATTTACGGTTAAGTTCCCCGAATTGAATCCCGCCGACCTTGAGAAGCACGCGATTGTGTTCGCTCAGACCATTACGGCGCTGGGCCTGGCTCGGATCGAAGGCGCAATCTCGATCGAGCAATACCAGGAGTTCCTAAAGAAACTGGCTGATCCCTACGGGATCGAACTCACGTTCAATGAAGTCCAGAAGGCAATAGAAAAAGGCAAAAATGGGAAGCCTGTTGCTGAAAGAGCCGAGAGCTACGCGGCTGCCTGATCTCATCCGGATCCGGGAGGCCTTAACCGCCGCTGGTCGGAAAGCCTACTGGACGAGGCTCCGTGCGATCCGTGGTCAGATCGGAGCATTGGATCGTGCGAATCAAAAGGCCTTGCTCACTATGCTCCAAGATGCGAGGAAGGCGATCATTGCGGAGATCGGATCGGCCCGAGGATTCTCAGCCTTTTACCTACGAGAATTGACGGCTGAGTTTAACCGCGTGATCGACGCCTTCGGGGCTAGGTACGGGAGGCTTATGAGTGGGGCAACTCTTGAACACATTGACCTGAGCTCCCGTTTGATCTTCGAACCCCTGGCACGCGCCGGCGGTCCCACAATCACGAACTTTGTCGGGCTCTCACCCGACGTGATGGAGGCCGCCGCTACGATGCGGGGAAACCTCATCACGGGGATTACCGCCGATCTAATGCGGAATATCGACCGTGAGGTTCGATTCGTCGCCTTGGGGATCAAGAGCCCATGGGATGCGATGGGAGCGATAGGGCGGAATCTCACCGATCCATCTGTGTTTGGAAGCATTGCCACGAGGGCCGAGATCATTATGCGATCAGAACTGGGGCGGATCAGCTCACAGGCCACTATGGCCGCGATGGATCAGATAAAGGACGTGCCCGGGGTCAAGAAGCGGTGGCTATGGTCCGGGATCTCGAGGGAGCAGCACGCGGCGATCGACGGCCAGACGGTAGATATTGATGACATGTTCACCACCCCGGATGGGAGCCAAGCCATAGCTCCACGACTCTTCGGGGATCCCGCTCACGATATAAACTGCCAATGCGATGTGATTGTGGCCCTTGAAGACATGGAACCAAAATCAGAGGAGGGAAGCTGAAATGAGAGAGAGACTTGAGGAAAAGAAAGCTGAACAGCCGAAGAAGGTCACGCTTGCCGCGTGGTTGGAGGCGCATCCGATGAAGAAGGGCCAGAGCATTACGATCTTGGATCGGGGTACCTATCAGATCATCACGACTCCCCAGTCCGTGAAAGTCAGGGTCGAGAAATGAATGACGTGCTCAAGCAAGCGTCGCGACCCGTCATCACGATTACGGTGAATCAGACGGGGCAGTTGATCATGAAGGCCAACATGCCTCCCGCCGCTGTCCGTTCCATGCTCTCGCAGGTGCTGAATGAAGAGATCCAGAAGCAGGCAAAGAAGGAGATGGAGGAGGCGCGGCGAATCATCATTCCGACTCTCATTCCGATTGCATCGGATAACGGAGGACACTGATGCCATATCCATCGATAGCCGACGTTCCTGAACACGTGAAGGGTGATAAGGCCCGGCGACGCTGGATGGAAGTTTACAATTCCGTATTCGAAAAGACGGGGGATGAAAAGAAAGCTTTCGCAGCTGCGAATGCAACTTTGACCGAAGTCATCTCGGAATCGCTGTTCAAGGAAACGCTCCAGATCCGATTGACGGAATCGAGCTCGGACGGTTCCGCATGGGATGTCATCGTGATCGAGGAGGGCTTTTCAGGTAATGGGACCGAAGGCCCTGACGGGAAATTTTATCAACGATACTATCCACGCGCCGTGATCGAGAAGATAGCCAAGCTCATCGAAGGCGCGCGGGCATTTACGTATGGACTCAAGCCGGATCATCAGGATCATCTCCCGGTCAGCGATGAGAAGCCGATCCTGGTGGACAACCTCGCCGGCTGGTTCTCAGACGCCAAAATCATCGAGACGGTAAAGGACGGGATCACCCGAGCCGCAGTCGCTGCACGGTTCAACTTCGACGAGCGGGCAGCCAAACTGAAGCAGGCATTGAAGGCCGCCTGGGACCGAGGCAAACGCGACTACCTGGGATTCTCGATTGATGCGATGGGCGTCTCTCACTTGGGAGCGATCGGTAATCAGCTTGCGCAGATCGTCGATGACGTGAAGCAGACCGAATCGTTCAGCGCCGATATTGTCAGCAACCCGGCAGCAGGCGGTAGGTTCGAGCGCCTCGTGGCTAGCATGCAAAGATCAGAAGGGGGTACACAGATGGATAAGCTCAAGAAGCTTATGCTCAAGATGATCGAGATCGTCATGCCCGACGCGATGAAGGGCAAGGACGAAACGAAGATGGAGGCCAAAGAGGCGGTGACGCTTTTTTCCGAGGCCATCCAGGGAATCAAGGAGGACTCATTTGCTAACCGGATCTTGAGGGCCAGGCTGATCGAGGCCCAATCCTTGATCGCGGTTGAGAAGTATGATGAGGCGGGGAATATCATTGAGTCGTTAATCGCAACTCCCGCGCCCAGCAAGGAGACTCTAAAGCCCGA